ACAAAGGATGTATTGATTGTGGCTGCCGTCATTGATGCCACTGTTGCCGGCGCGTCAGCCAACAGCTACGTGACGTTGGCCGCTGCCAACACCTATTTCGAAACCGTCCCGGACTCCGCGACCTGGACCAACAAAACCGACGACCAAAAAAACCGCGCCCTGATCAGCGCCACCCGCTGGATCGACGCCCTCAGCTTCTACGGCGACCGCTGCACCACCACGCAAGCCCTGAAGTGGCCCCGCGAAGACTTCGAGGTTGACGGCATCGAACTGGTCTGCACTGTCATTCCAACCGAAATCAAAGTCGCCACCTACGAACTGGCACGCGCCCTTGCCAACGACACCGACGCCATCACGGGCAGCACCGGCACGACCGGTCTCTACGACCAAGTGGAACTCGGCGAACTGAAGGTCAAGTACAAAGCCAGTTCCATGACACCAGGCATGGTGAACAACGTTTTTGACCTCTACCCCTGGCTCCAGACCTACCTCGGCGCTTACTGCATGGGCGGCGCCACCAACTACGCCGTCCGCCTCCGCCGAGGTTGACATGGGCCTAATCGACACCACCTTCGCCCCCATCCCGACCTCACTCCTTGCCGACTGGGGCCAAAACATCACGTACATCAAAACCGCCACCCCACGCACCTACAACCCAACAACTGGAGCAGTCACAGGCTCTGACACCACCGTCACAGTCAAAGCTGTGATCACCCGCGTCAGCCCTCGTGAGTCTGAAGGTCTATACCAAACAACCGATCTGAAAGTCATCATTGGCTCCAGCGAACTCGGCACCTACTACCCCACTGAAGCCGACCGCATCCAGTACCAACAGGCTGGAGCAACCCGCGAAGCCAAAATCATCGCTATCACCACCTATCGCGGCGATAATCCGGTTTACCACTCTCTAATAGTGAGGCCCCAATAATGGCCCGCAAAGGTTTCTGGAAAGGCGGAATAAATCTGCTCCAAGAGCTGGATCGAGTAGCAGCAACAACTGTGTATAACGGACCTAAACGTGTCGCTGAACGCGTTGTGCGAGAAATGCAACAAGCCGGCCCAAGTTGGACCGGAAAGTTCTCAAACTCATGGGAAATCCAAACACCTACAGCAACTGTACGGGGAAGCGGTCAACCAGGCGAACCACGCCCTATCTATACTCCTCCTCTAACTGGTATACAAGTAACAAAGAGTTTTCTTACAAAAGACAGCATAGTTTTTCGTATTACAAACTTTTCTCCTCATGCACTAGAAGCTATAGATGCTGTACAGCACAGTCGACAGTACTACGCACGCCGTTTAACCGCCGCACCGCAAACGGCACTGGGACGCCAAAAATGGGAACTTGATGCGCCTCGTTCCCAACTGTCCTATCGCGGTCAAATCGGTGGAGGTGACACCGGGACTAACTCCAGCCGTACAGCACCTCTGGACTGGTTTGCCACCTATGCGAGTTCTAACCTTGATCGTGCTGTTCAAGTAGAAATGGACTCCGCATTTACCCGCAGATTCGCATGAACTACCAAGCCATCCGCGCCGCCGTCGAAAATCCACTGCTTACAGCTTTTGGCGCACTGGTACCCGCAGTACCCGTCTACTTCGACAACATCACGGCCGTCCCACCCAACACAACCACTGAATACGTCCGCGTCAATGTTACTTTCGGCATTACCAACGAACCCACTCTTACCTCCAGCGTGGACAACGCTCGTGGTGCAGTTGTCATCCGCATTTTCACAGAAAAAGGCAAAGGTCCGGCCCGCAACCAAACTTTGCTGACCACTGCCGTAAACGTGCTGGAAACCATCAACAACAGTACAAAAAGCACTAGCGGTGTTTATTTCAAAGTCGGTGAGATTAACGGCCCAACATTTTCCACTACGGAAGAATCTCCCCATTTCATGGGACGCATCGAAACTTCCTACGTAGCGACTGTGTTGTCATAGGAAATGTTTGTGTTGGGCGCTAACCTGTATTAAGCCGGGCAGTGCCCGCCCAACAACGTCCACTTGGTACGCCCTATGGCCACCACCGTTCTGTCCGGCACGTCCGGCGCCCTCTACTACAAGCCCGCCGGCACCACCGGCACCTTCGGCACCGCCGGAGTCAGCACAGCCAACGAAGAAATCACTGTTGCGCCGTACCTGAACTTCAAAATCGGGGATCCCGTCAAGTTCAGCGTGGTGAATAGCCAAACAGGCGGTGCCGGTACCGGTACCCTGCCCGCTGGTCTTACTGCAGGCACCACCTATTACGTGATTGCTTACACCGCTAGCTCGGGTGTGCTGAAAGTTTCAGCCACCGCTGGCGGTGCTGCAGTGGACCTGACCACCACAGGTACAGCTGCTGCCCCTAACGAGTTCGAGGTTGCTTACGCCGACTTCGCCGTTGTCGGCCAAGTCCGCGACTGGAGCTTCGAGATCAGCCGCGCTGAAATCGACGTCACCACCATCGGCCAAACCCCCGGCCAATACGTGCCCTTCCGCAGCTACATCAGCGGCTTCGGCGATGGCACCGGCACCGCAACGGTCTACATGACCAATGAGGACGCCGCCCTGTCCAACCGCATGATCGAGGACGTGCTCCAGCGCCAACAGACTGGCGCCGCCTTCAAGCTCTACACCGATCGCGTATTCAGCGGCGGCACCCTGAGCGAGACCCTGAGCCGCTCGATTGCCTTTGATGCAGTGCTGACCTCGGCCAGCCTGAACATCAACCCCGACGACGCCCAATCGGTGACCGTCAACTTCCGCCCTGCTGGCACCCCGACCTTCGACTTCAGCACTGCAGCCTGATAGTCTGCTGTCGCAGCCAGTTCAGCAACCCCCGGCCCCCAGCCGGGGTTTTTTATTTCTACTCCGCTACACTAATCCCATACCCCAAGCACTGGTATGCCCGTTCCTGTACGCGCAATCGACCGTCTCCGCAAGGCCGCCAACCTGGAGCCAGTCAAAAAAGTAGTAGACCTGTCCGACGGCAGCACATTTGAAATGTGGGTGGCACCGCTGACGATGGCCGAGCGCGAACGCGCCCAGAAACAAGCCAAGTCTGACGACGCCAACGCCTTCGCACTCCAACTGCTGATCGCCAAGGCCCTCGACGAATCCGGCGCCAAGCTTTTCAGCGTCGGCGAAGTCGACGTCTTGAAGAACGAAGTCAAGGACAAAGACCTGCAAACTCTGATGCTGGCGATCCTGACCGACGACGCCGAGCCCATCGACCCAAAATCCTGAGCGCCGAACTTCGCAAGGACAACTGGCTCATGCTCCAGTTTGGCGTCGCCAAGGAGCTGGGCCTAACCCTCACCGAAGTTCGGACCTCAATGACCGCCGAGGAATTACTCGGCTGGAGCGCCTACTTTCAAATCCTGAACGAAGATCAGCAAAAGGAGATGGACAAGGCCAAACGCCGCCGCTAACCCGGCGGCTTTTTTACACCGTAAACTGAGGTACCAGAGTGTGACGTTGCGCCGTGGCCGCCTACAGAGCTGATATTGAAATCGGCGTAAGAGGCGCAAGAAATCTTGAGCAACTACGAAGCAGCATTAACTTAACAGCTCGTGCTGTAGACAGTCTCAACGATGTCGTAAGCGCTAGAGGCTCTCTTGTCCAAAATATCCAAAATTACACAGATAATTTAAATAGAGCCGCGCAATCTTTGCGCATGGTGGGAGCTGGGACAGAGGCAGAAACAAAAGCAATTCGTGAATACGTACGTGCCTTAGGAGAAGCTAATACTGCCCGTGCACGACAAAATTCTCTTGTAGCACAAGAAGTAGCAAACCAACGGCGCGTTAGTCCGAGTACAGCGCCTTACGGGCAGCAAGGACCTGCTTTGCCTCCGGCAATGGTTAAAGGTCTCCAGATCCAGCAAAGCTGGAATGCCTTTTTCCGAGAGGCAGCACAAGTTGGTCAAGAACTGCAAAGTACAGCAGCAGCTAAAACACTCAACATTAAAACCAACTGGAACAACTTCTTCCAAGAAGCGGCACAAGTTGCTCAAGAACTACAAAGTACAGCAGCAGCTAAAACACTCAACATTAAAACCAACTGGAACAACTTCTTCCAAGAAGCGGCACAAGTTGCTCAAGAACTACAAAGTACAGCAGCAGCTAAAACACTCAACATTAAAACCAACTGGAACAACTTCTTCCAAGAGGCAGCACAAGTTGCTCAAGAACTGCAAAGTACAGCAGCAGCTAAAACACTCAACATTAAAACCAACTGGAACAACTTCTTCCAAGAAGCGGCACAAGTTGCTCAAGAACTACAAAGTACAGCAAAAGAACGTGCACTACAAATTTCAAAGCAAGGTGCACTACTAGCCGGAAACTTCAGCCCTATCGGTGGAGCTGCAAACATTCCAGGGTCTCCTGCCGCAATCGCGGCTGCCCAAAGCAGAAGACGCGAAGCAGCCAGTAATGCAATTATCGGTGGAGCGTTCCCGCTGCTTTTCGGGCAGGGAGCTGGTGCTGCAGTCGGCGGCGGCTTAGGAGGAGCGCTAGGCGGCTTGGCTGGGGGACAATTTGGTTTCGGTCTATCCCTAGTTGGTACAGCTTTAGGCCAAACATTTGACAACGCTACACAATCAGCAGCGGACTTTACTAAAGCCCTAAAAGACACAGGAGATGCTTCGGCTGTTTTAGAAACAGCCCTAGGTCGTGTCGATAAAACCACTAAAACAACAATTCAAAACCTAGCTAAATCTGGACAACAAGCCGCAGCAGCAGAAGCATCTTTCCAAGCGCTGGCGGCGGAAATTGGTACTGAACAAGCCGAAGCTTTTAGACGAGCAGGCGAAGCAACAACGGAGTGGGGAAGTAATTTACAAAAGTGGCTGACTAAAACATATGCAAACGTAATTTTGCTTGGTGAAGCAATTAAAAATAACTTTCCCACGGGTCCCGGTATTCAAGCTCAAACATCAGTGTTTGATATTGTTGAAGCGCAACCTCAGCAAGCATTAACCCAAGAAGCACGAGATCGTTTAGAAGATCTGGCAGGCCAGAATTCGTTGCTTGAAAAGCAAGTAGCTTTGACACGCTTGACAGCAGATGCTTCCGTCGACCAACGCCTCCAGCTAGAAAGACAAATAGCTCTACAAGCATACGTAAATGATGCAACAGAATTAGAAAGACAACTTAAGCAAAAATTACTATCTGATCAAGAGTACAATTTACGTTTGAAAGCCGCAGAGTTACGCTTTACGCAGCAGCTGTTTGAAGTTGAAAATGCTGCACAGCAAGCACGCCAGCGTAAAGCCGAAGAAGCTCAGCGTGCCGCAGAAAAAGCTCAACGAGACGCAGAACGCGCCGCTCAAAAACAGCTACAAACTCTCAACAATATCCGTAATCTTCAAGTCTCGCTTATACAGCAAACACTGGAAAGCGCCGATATTGATATTGCACGTACCCGTGCAGTAGACGGAGAAATAGCGGCACTAAAAGAAGCTACATCTCAGTTACAGGCACGCCTTAACATTGAAGCTCGCATACTAGACATCCAACTAGAACAGCAACTTTCTGCTCAAGATATAACCGATCAAGAGCGCACGTTGTACGAGTCTATTTACAAGCAGCAAAGAGCTAACCTCGAAGCGCAGTATGAAATAAAAGCTCGCACGCAGCAGCTTGACTTGGCTCGACTGCAAACAGCACGGCAAATTCTTTTTGCTGAAGGTGGCCGTGCCGTTGAAGACATTAGGCAGCAGCGTGGCACGCAACTCGCTGGACTGCAGGCCGAACTGGCTTTTCCGTTTGGTGGTGACGGCCTTGACGTCGCAAACCAGCAGTTAGAACAACAAACACGCCGCTACGAAACACTCATACCTTTACAGAGAGAACTTCAAAATCTTGAAACCGACCGCGCTAATATAGCAGCAACAGCGTCTGCGCAAGAACTACAAGATCTAAATAAACGTATTACAGATAAAATTACAGAAATTGAATTGCAGGGACAGTACCTTACTCAGCTCGACGCTACAGAGCAAGCGTTGCTTCGCCAGCAACAAATCTACGCAAAATACGGATTTATCGCAGACGAAGTTTCTCGCGCACTCAGCGATTCCATCACAGGGTTGATTACTGGTACAACAACTGTCACAGAAGCTTTTAGTCGCATGTTTGAAAACATCGGCAAAGCCTTCATTGATATGGCTACGCAAATGCTGGCACAGCAACTATTTATGACTGTGTTACGTGCTTTTGGGGGTGGTATTTCCGGAGGAAACCCAGCGGGTAGTGGAGGTAATGTTTTACCGGGAGGATGGCAGCAGTACGCATTTGCCGAAGGCGGTTTTGTCACTGGTCCCACTCGCGCTCTGATCGGCGAAGGCGGCGAACCGGAATACGTCATCCCGCAGTCGAAAATGTCGGCCGCCATGTCCCGCTATTCACGTGGTGCACGCGGCGAATCCGTCATTCCCGGCAGCGGCTCCAGCAGCGAAAGCGGCGGCACAGCAACAGCCACGATGGCGCCCATCGACGTCCGCTACAGCGTGGAACGCATCAACAATGTGGACTACGTTACGGCTGACCAGTTCAGAGCCGGCATGGCACAAGCCGCCCAGCAAGGCGCCATCCAAGGTGAACGCCGCGCCATGCGCAGCCTGAAAAACAGCGCCGCCACCCGCCGTTCTGTTGGAGTCTGATGGAGTACGCCTACGGCCACCTGCTCGACATCGGCCCCAGCGGCCAAGCAGCCCAATACCGCTTCCAAAACTACGCGATCAACCAGAACGTAGACGGCTACTTGTTTCTACCGTTCAGCTTTGGTGGAGCGGTGGCCACCCTCCAAGGCGACAACCTTGATGCGACGCTGCAGTTCGCCAACATCGAGATGACACGCGCCTGGATCGTTGACGCCCTCGATAACCTATGGGTTGCCAAGGTCACCACGGTGCTCTGGGAACCCTCCACTGGAGCAGTCCAGCGCACCCTTTACAACTATTGGGGCACCTGTTCCAGCGGCGGCTGGGACGAGGTCAACATCCAAGTCAGCCTGAACTCAGTGCTTGACGCTGTGCAAGCCAACATCCCAGGCCGCAGGCTGCACCGCTGGCAAGTCGGCAGCATCCCGTTTACAGCTCAAATCAGTGTGTGAGCACCTGATTGGCCGACGCTACGAGTACGGCGGCGACGACTGCATTCACCTTGTTGTCGACGCGCTCAAAGCCCTCGGCAAAAACCCGCCAGACGTTGCCGACGACTGGTACAAACTCAGCCCACGCGGCATCCTGCGTGAACTGGCGTTGTACTGCGACACCCTAGACGTGCCCGCCTACGATGGTGACATCATTCTGTTTGGCGCCAAGCCACCTGAATTCGGAGTCCAATGGCAGAGTGGCGTCCTCTTCATCAACCACTTGATCTCCGCAGTGGACTGGAAACCGGCGGCAAGCTTTACGATCCGCCGCTCCTACCGTATGAAATCGCGCTGATCGAAGCGCTTGGCTGTAGCGAAGAAGAGTACAAGACTTTTGTTCGTCACGCTCAGTTACAAGCCCGAGTGCGACCGGCACAGTATGAACGTATACCCAACATACAAAACGATCCTGTAACACTTTTTGTCGTCAATCTTGTAATTGGTTTAGCTCTATCTGCAGCCAGTGTCTTGCTGGCACCCAAAGCACCAGCGCTAGAAACACCCGCCAAAATTCGCGGCAAAAAGCTTGCCGATCAGATTGGCCCCACTCGTTTCAACCAAACAACAAGCTTCGACAACGTCAGCAGCCTTGCCGAATACGGTCAGCCAATTCCTATCCCGTTTGGCAAGCGAGGCACTGGCGCTGACGGCGCTTTAACCGGCGGTTTGATTCTTGCGCCTGCACTGGTGTGGAGCCGCATCTACAGCTACGGCAGCTATCAGGCATTTGAAGGCATCTACGTTGCTGGCGAGTACGGCAGTGAGGCCCCCCAGCTTGGCGGCATCCGCGTTGGCACCACAGCGCTGAACAGCCTCGGCAACCGCGATTTTGCTGTTTACTGGTCCTCCCAGCTTGGTGAAAATCGCCCTACGCCCAGCCGGCGCATTGCTGGTACAGATGATGGTGGCGCCAGCGGCACTGTTGGCCGCCAGATTTTTACCGCTCCAACCGAAGACGGACAGTTCAGCCAAGGATTCTCCATGGCTTACACCCCACAAGCGGATACGTCGTTTGGAACAGCCGAGCCAATCCACAACGGCACGGCCTTCCGCTTCAACTGGGAAATCATCTCGGCGCCTTATGCAGCAACTGAAGGCCCTGATAACAAAGAGGCACGAGCCGAAACACAGGCGCGTCGCCGCAAGATCGCCGGCTCCGATGCTGATGTTCTGCACCGCTACGCCGATCAACCCAAGGAGGACATTCCACAGGTTGGAATGCCTGGCGTGGGCCGCGCATATTCCCGTCGCATGGGTTTTGTTACCCACAACGGCACAACCTACGACAACCGCACAATCGTGCCAGTGTCAGAAAACGACACGCTGGTATTCGAAATCAACGGTACCAACTGGAAAGATTTCAATCAAGATGACTTCAAAGACACAGAGGTAAACGTCAAAGATCTAAAGGCATCTGCTGATTCGTGGCGAGCCCGTGCATCTGATTTGCTAGCGATCGGATCCAAATGGATCATCGGCTCTTCTGTCTGGATTGTAGAAAGCAGAAATCCTGATACCTGGAAAAAAGGTATTACACAGCAAATCACATTTCGCTGTACCGCAATCACAGGTGTTGCCACCGTAGGCATCCCTGGCACACGCACCGTCCGCGAACCCCTCGGCGGATACGAAGGCAGCCTTTTCAACCCCAACAAACATTGCGGCGCAGCTTTCTTCAACATCTGCCGTCTGCACATGGCAAGCATCCGTCCTGTGCGGCGTGATGCCCAAGTGATCGAAATTGGACTTCGCAGCCAAGTCTGGAACCGCGCCAACGGCTTGTGCAACTTCAACGCAATTCCTACTCCTTTCAAGCTGCATCAGCTCGATAAACAGGACATAACGCTTACAACGCCTCGAATGGATAAGTACTTCGAGCGCACATCGTGTTTCTCTATTTGGGTACGACCAGTTCAGGTCTATGGCCAAGCCCAGCAGCCTTGGCGCAGGATGCCGCAGGTCTTCTGCGTTACTGGTAGTGCACCAGTCGATCAGTACAACTACATCCGCATTCGTCCTAAGCAAATTGGATACTACGAGTACCGATTTATTCCGCGTACGGGATCGGATATTGCAATCAACAGCATAGATACAAACAGAGTTATCCGCTTAAATGCGAATACTGGCAGTATCTTGGGAATAGATTTAGACACAGATTATGGCGGTTTTAGAATCACAACCAACGGCGATGACACTATAACTATTGCTGACATTCGCTTAAACGACGAACTTGTAACAGACCCGCAAGAGGGCAGCATAGTAACCACCACCCAAACAACGATCCCAACAGCACTATCCCAGTACGACCAAAGCTCAAACAACGGCAGTATCCAGCAAGTCGTCAATGCGTGGCTTACCGAAAAACTGGGCTATGCACGCGATTACCCCGGTCGCGTGCGCAGTGCCACCATCACATTTGACAAGCCCGGCGTCGGGCAAATTGTCTTCAACGTAAACGCTACATCTGTAGCTGGCACACTTGGCGTCACCATCGGTAAGGTCTACCTCGACGCAAACCGTGGGAATCCTTACCAGTGGACAAACGTTTCTTACAGCATTATTTCTGCAAACGGTACTTGGAACACAAGCCACGCATTTACAGTTGTCATCCCCGTAAACAACGATTTTTCCAGGGTTGGCGGCTACTCGGCAGTCAACGTTGCCTTTGCTGTTACTGCTGTCCAAGCTGTATCGACAGTCAACAGCTCCACAGTCAGCAGCGCTGAGCGCGTATTTGAAGAAAACTCGCAGGTCTCAGACTGCAGCCATTATCTGGAGCTGACCAAATCCAATGAAAGCGGACCCGAGCATCAGATCGTTTACGTCAACGAGTGCATTTCCAACGAAACACTTGCCGAGTACTACGGCATGTCCACACTGGGATTCACCGTTAAGTCCGGCGGTCAACTTGGCGGCATCGGTCAAATCCGCGCTTGGGTCCCAACCGGCATCAGCGTGTACCGCTTGATCGAGCGCGACAACAGACCCAGCAACCTTTTCGCCGACCTTGTCTATTACCTGCTGACCAGCAAGAGCCAAGGTGTCGGCAATGTTGTCCCCACAGAGCTGATCGACGTCGAATCACTCACCACAACCGCCCAGTACTTACGCGCCAACAAGATCTTCTTTGACGGCGTGGTGGAAGACAGCGACAGCCTGCGCTCGTTCCTCTACGACAACGCAGCGCTGCAGCTCTGTAACTTCACGATCAAAAACGGCCGATTCGGCATGATGCCGGCGCTGCCCTACGACAGCAGCTACCAGATCAGCACCACGCCCATCGCCATTGAGCAGATTTTCACCTCGGGCAACATCATCCAGGACAGCCTGCAGGTCCAGTACATCGACGCCGCCCAACGCGCCAACTTCCGCGCATTGGTCACCTGGCGCGTCACCGTCGAAAACGATCTGCCGACACAAGCCTCCGCATTGGTGGACTGGGCCGACATCCCCGAAGGTAGCCGCTCCACAACCCAGCAAGCTTTCGATCTGACTGACTTCTGCACCAATCGCGCCCAAGCACTGAAGACCGCACGTTTCCTGCTGAGCATCCGCCGCCGCGTCACTCACACGGTCAGCTTCAAAACCGTACCCGACGCCCTCGGCATCCAACCCGGTTCCTACATCCGCGTTATCACCGAAGCCACCACCTACAGCGCCACCAACAACGGCGGCATCACTGACGCTGGGACCTTGGTCAGCGTTACCTCCATCGCCAACGGGACCTACGACGCCCTGATTTACAACCCCAGCACTGGAGCCGTAACCGAGCAACGCATTACGATCCAGAACAACGCCGTCACAGATTCCGCTTTACGCGGCTGTCTGTTTACGTTGCTCAGCCTCCAGACCAGCGCATCCGTTTATCAAGTGGAGCAGCTAACGCTGGACGAGGACGGCCTGGTCAATATCAGCGCTGTAGAAGTGCCCGTCGATTCCACTGGCGTTAGCATTGTGGCTAAGGACGTGCTCACTGAAGCGAATTTCCGCGTACTGGAGTAATGGCTTTTCCGACACTGACGCCAACCAGCCGCGAGTTCAGCCCTGGTGCGTGGCCCATCAAAAATTACAACTCACAATCGGGCGCCGAGATCCGAATTTTGTACGGATCCCAACGTACTAACGCCAAGCTTGGTCTTAGCTACGAAAACGTAACTGACGCAAACGCCCAGCTCTTCATCGACG